GCCATCAAGAAACTTCACTCGCTCATTCACTGCTTGGAACTGTACCAACTGAGGATACTTGTCTCCGATGCTCAAAACGAACTCTTTGAGATTCATCTTGTCGCTAACTTGTCTTGCTTCACCAATGTGGTGGATTGTGCCTTTGGCTTTTAACTCTTCCATGTTATTTATCTTTTAGTTGTTGATAATACTCGTCATAATACTCAGATGCTTGTTTCAATCGCTCAATCATCTGAATCTCTTTGTCCTCATCTCGGTCCCACCATAGGACAGTGATTCTCTTCTCAGGGTCAATGTGGTCAACTCGATGCAGCTGAAGGTTCTCCCATTCGTTTAGGTACTCATCCCAAGTGGTCACCATGCAGTACACGAGTTCAGCCATACCTTTGTCGTACAACATCATGTAGGCTCTAAGCTGCCACTCATAAGATGAGTTGTATCCTTCATCAGGTGTGGCTGGGAACGTATCCAATGACCACGATGTTTTGATGTCAATGATTTTGTTGTCCAGGACAATATCAGCTGTGCCGATGAGATAGTCATTCTCGACTGTTATCTCATTCTTTCGGTAGTCAGTGAATCGAACTGCATTGAGTAGTGAGATGGATTCAAGTTCTTGCTCTCTTCCCTTGTTGATGTACTTGTTGTGGAGTTCAGTTGTGTAGTTGTAGAAGTCCTCCTTTGCACACTGTCTGATGTAACTCTTGGCAGTCTCTCCCATTTCTGACTTCCCTCTTCCGTTGGTCATCAGCTTCCCGATTTGCGATGGATGCCATTTCATAACTTCAGTGCTTTGAGTTGAACTTCAGTTAGTGCGTAGTTGGCAACCAACTGCTCTGCTGTGTACTTGCCATTGGCGATTGACTCAACTGCCTTCTCGAATCGAGCATTGTCAATCTTAGGCTTTGATGTCGCTGCATGGGTTGCTGTATTTCCATCATCATCCACTGCCTGGAGTGAGAGAAGTGATTGAATGGTACCTCGTCTGAAGTAGGTAACAGCAGCCAGTGCTTTCTGAGGGTCCACGATTGGTGGCAAGCTCATGAATGACTCGATGTGCTCACCTGTTTCAATGTCGATGATGCGAGTGACTACATCATTGCCAACCACAGGCTGCAACAATAGCAGTCCATGTTCGTGAAGGATTGGTTCCACCGTATCGAGTAGCGCATTGATATCAGCGTAACTCTTTTTAAAGTGTGGATTCGTTGCATTCTTGGACACCTTGCCAATCTGCTGCTTGGCAGCGTGTAGCTTCTGCCAAAGGTTGAGGGTTGGCATCTCTGCCTCCTCGGTTTTTTTCCTTGTTGTTGTCATAATTGTTATAATTTATTGTAAATATAATCATTTATTTGATTACTTGTGTAAACTCATCATAAAATTTCAGCATATCTGCAAAAGTTTTCACGATGATGTATGTGCCACCAGCCTCTTCGATGGCTTTTTGATAGTCCTTTTGTGCTTGTGACTGCCTGTCCTTGCCGTACTTGATTTCAATCTTCACACTTCTGCCCTTGATCGTGGCTGAGATATCTGCCGAGCCGGGTGTACCTGTTCCCTTAGTCCACTGACCACCGATTGCAACACCATCAGTGCGGTACTTTTTTCGATACACACCCATTGTGTTGATGCGCTCAGCTTGGCACCCATTGAACTGAAGGAATGCAATGACCGACTTGGTCAGTTCATTAGCTGAGTTGTCGTTCCAGTGTGTGAGCGCCAACATATTTGGCGGTGTGTTTGGATACTTCGCCATCTTGTGCTGAAGCTGGAGGTCCTTGAGGAGTTGTCGTTCTTGTCTTGTCATAGCTCGTCCTTTGTTTTTGGTCGTAAATCATAAGCAATGCACATCAATCCTAAGAATGTCATATCTGCGATAACAAATGGAGTTTGCATCCTCATTACTACCTCATCAACAATTGGTAAATTGACGTCATTGTTTTTCAAATACTCCTTTAAGTATTCTCTTGCTTGTTCTTTTGTCATAGTTCGTCTTTATTTAATAATGTGTAATTTCCGTCTTTATCTACAATGTAGTATTTAGTTCTTGTGTTTTCAGTTAATAGTTTATAGATTTCTTTTTGTTTTTCAATGAAGGTACTATCTTGAATATTGAATGTTACGTTATGTATTTCGCCTTCGTTAGTTAACTCAAATTGTGGTAGTTTTTTACTTTTCATATCCCTTTCGCTTTATCATTTAACTCATCCCACACATCACCATCAGTCGGTGGGGTTGACTGTTCTCCTTCGAGTTCGAAGTATCTTCCGTTGTGGTTCCTTCCCTTGGTCATCTTCAATCCTTTAAAATCAGCATACGACTGCACCCATTTGAGGAATCTGCGAGGCTCCAGGTCCTTGAATCCTGTGAACTCAGATGTGAACTCTTGCAGCTTAGCTGAATTGTAGTGGTAAACTGAGAGAGCAAGATTGCCTTCCTCAACCCAATCAAAGAAATCTTTGCACGTTGCTTGAATGAAGCGCTTGGCATCTGCGTTGATGCTGATTGATTTGACCAATCCAAACTGAAGGTAGTTCTGAAGGCATCCAATCATGTAGTTGTCGAACCTGAGCCAATCATTCTCTGCCCATGAGTCAAATAAGAGTCGACCATACTCATCGAGTGGACTGCGCTTAGCATGGAAGTACTGAAAAAACTCCAACTCATGCCTTCTGCGGTCATGTGATGAACCGGCACCACTGATGACATAGTTAGTGGTGATGACTATCTTTGGACTACGATCAAAAGGTATGAAAATCTCGTCTTTATTCTTTCTATTCACGGTAATTCCCTCAGTAATCAGGGAGAACAGTTGCTCGAAATCAAAGTTCCTTCTGACATCATCGAATGCAAGTATCTGCGTATCGAGATTCACTCGCTGATATACGAAGTCGGACTTGCTTGGGTTGAATGATTTACCATCAATCTTCACAATTTTACGCAGATTGCCGATGGCGGTCAACATCAATGACTTCCCTGAGCCACCATTCGGGTTGTCATCAATCTCTTGGTCGTTGAATATTATCGCTTTTTGGTCAGTTTTATCTTTGTAGGTATGGATTAGGTAGCCAAGTGTGGTTTCAAGCGCTGAGATGCGCTGAGAATCGTCAGCAGATACCTTACTCACAAAGTTCTCAAAGTCATTCTTGTGGTCATCCATCAATTTGAAGTCACGTTGTATGATTTGGTTCTCCCAAATGTAGCCATCCACATCGATGTATGACATCAACTCAACTGCATCCTTTGTCACCTTAGCCACTCCATTCTTATATGGGATATATGAGGCATCCTTTGTATCCTGGAGCATTAAGATATTGATGCTGTCAATCATATTCAGGAATGATTCATTGAATAGGATGGTCTGCTTTGAGCAATAGTTCCACACATCGAGTTCAGCTTTCTCCTGGAGGTAACTCAGCACAAAGTCCTTAATCTGCTCAGTACTGCTGATGCGCACCTTGTTCTCAATCACCCGGACAAAGGTTGGTTTCTCTGCGTTCTCAGGATAGTACTTGTTGAATCCATTCTTGACCAAGAACTCTGAGTACTTCAATGGCTCTACTGTGACTGTTCCCTTGTCATTCTTGGACCAAAAGATGTCATCACCTGTCTTGATTTCTTTCTTTACATCCTCAACCACATCACCTCGGACGTTGAGTTGTTTCTTGATATCCTCCTCAGGGATTCCACTCTTCAGCTTCTGCTTGATTTTCTGAAAGGTATCCTTGTCCTCAAAGTACTTCATGCCAAAAGTGGCTTTCTTGTATGCACTTCTGATGGTAGTGACCATCTCTTGCTCTGAGAATGATGAGCCTTGGCAGTACTTGGTCCAAATGTACTGCTCTGCTGTATCCTTGTGGATGCCATACTCACAGAGAACAGCTGCCAGCTTGAACACAAACTCATTGCGACTGCCCTCAACAAACTCACATCCATGGTCGAAGCGTTCAATCAGGCTGATGATTTTATCCTCATCATTGAGTACACAGGTTGGTGTGCGCTCAGTGTAGTTGAATCCTTGATCGTGTTCAATACCATTAAACTCTTGGCAGAACTCATTGAAATAAATCTTCGGGTCATAGGATTCGAAGCATACTCGACTCACATTGCTGTTCTTGAGGTCGAAGTATTCAGATTGAAAGTACTTGCCGAATGCAGTGAATCTGCGTTTGTGTTCCACCTTATCGCATTTCGGTATTCGGATGACTGCTTTGAGTCCATTGCCTGATGGGGATGTGAACACCATCATCACATGAGGGTCATCGATGAGGCGCTTTCTTTCAGCATCCATCACCTTGGCATTTGGATATTGGTCGAAGTCAAGTATGCACAATCCACTATGTTCGACCAAGCTGTTGTCATTGCGCTCGGTGAAGATACCATTGAACATGATTGCATTCAATGATGACTTGAGGCGGTCATGCTCCGGGTCTGACTTCTCCAGGGAGCGTATTGTTGTAATTTTTTTGATTAGTTCGGGGTTCCCATCCTTCACCCTATTGTATATCTCATAAATCGACATAGTATAGGGAGTATCTTTGGACGCGAACAAATTTTTAAAGACGCTTACTCTCATTTTTCCTTGTTTAAATTGTGATATTTATCTGCTTTTTCTTTAAGATTCATCCATCTAAGATTGCACAGTCGGTTATCGTTGACCATTCCGTTGATATATTCGAACCTATCCCATCGGGTTGGTGGCCCTACAAATGCTGTTAGCATCAGAATCCTGACATCATATTGAACACCCTTAATAAAAACTTGATTTGTTCTTGGTGTTGAATACTGACTCCTCAATATCCTTGGCTCTTTGCCTACAAAGGACTTAATCCTTGCAATGTTACTTACTTGATATCCTTCAATTCCAGGGATATCTTTCCAAATTTCTTCCATTATGTCGAAGTTTAATGAACAAAAAACCCCTGTAAATCCATAGCCTTCGACCTCTATTTCATTACAAGGGTTAAATAATACCTTTAGGCTTTATAATGTCGAAGGAAGCCTGTACAAAAATAAACGTATTTAGATGACAATGGTTGCATTTGTTAATATCTTTAATGAATGTGAATAAATCCATGACAATAAACTTAATTTCGTGACAAAGTCCAAAATTATTGTCACGCTCTACAAGTCAATACTGCATTAGGTTTCTTTGTTTTTTTTCTCGTTTCGTGACAGTGACAGTCCTCAATTTTTTTCGAGGGGGGGTCTCACTCCTGAGAAACGCCTCCGGTAGAATAAGGGGTACCGTCAGCACGACACAACTCTCTCATCATAAACCCCTCGTTTGATTCTGCTCTTGATTATTTTCAAGGTGGCATAAGATTGACATTTGAGGATGTCGGTGTATAGGTCCCTGGCAGATTGCCTGTCAACGTTGTCCAACAGGAATTGATATTCAGCGATGCACTCAGCGTACAACTTATCCTTGGTGTTGGTCATCCATTCATGTGTGCGCAGTGAATGCAGTACTGTTGCGTGGTCACGTTTGAACATACTTCCAATGTCCTTGAGAGTCATTCCACTTGATCGTAGTTGGTGCATCAGGAATGCTCTGCGATATACCAGTTCATGAGTGCGGTCCTTGGAAGATAACCTATCTCGTTGGATGAGTTCTTGTATTTTGTCGAATTGGTTCATATCAAAAGTTTTGCTCCACCCATTGGCGAAATGATTGTTGTATTTCAATTTGTTGTTGGAAGACATCGATGCTCCCACCAGTGAGGATGGTTGCATCCACTTTCTGAATCTCCTGAAGCAGCATGGCTGCCTTCTGCTTAATGACTTGCTTGAATACACCTTGATCGTTGAGGTCCTCGATGAAGTCACCGAGCACAGGAAGCACACCGCATAGTGCGAGAAGTTTTTGTTCTTTGGTCATTTTAAAAAGTATTTTTTGTTCTTGTCCTTTGTT